CGTTTTCATGCTAACTTCTGGCTCGGCTCTGAGGTTGTATCAAGAGGCAACTGGGAGCAGTGGTGCATACAGTGGATGTCTGGGGCTGATGGCACCCCGAATGGCTCTGAGGAGTCTAAGGTGACCCAGGGGATTGAGCTAATTGACCCTCTGACCGTGGCTACGCCGCACAACGTGCTTTTGTGATCTTTTCTGATTAAAAATTGTCGGGGATTGCAGTGATGAATAATTATTTACTATGGACGGTTGTTGCTCTTAATGTCATTGACGTTATCAGCACCTACCTAGCGATAAAGCAATATGGCGGCAGAGAGGCCAACCCCATTGTTAAATGGTTGATGGATAGGCTTGGACTTATTGGCGGCATAATTGCAATAAAGGCAGCGGCGCTTTCCCCATTGTTCTTAATTCCATTCCCCGATTGGCTTTTGGGCGTTTTGATAGGTTGGTATTTATTTGTGGCCGTCAACAATGTCAGCCACATAATTCAAAAACGATGAGGCAGAAGTTTTGGGAGATCGTTTACCTATGTTTCTTCATTCTGATACCTATACCGCTATTTGTCATAGTGTCATCAATTACGTTATCCGAGTCGGTGACGCGACTAGTCAATTCCTAAACGTAGTTGTTTTCTTTTCTGACAATCCAAACGAGTCTTTATCTGGTCGTGCCTGGCGCAACCGTAATAAGTCACGTTTCTGGGGTATAATGAAAGCCGTGATTGATTTTGTTGCTTATCCGCTTGAAAGAGACCATTGCGAGAAATCCCATTTAGCGGATGTCACTCGCGCTGGCAGACTATTAAGGAATCAAGGGTTGTAAAATGGAAGCTGTTGATACGTTGATGCGCTATGTGGTTGTGCCCTTGGGCGCGTTTGTTTGGTTGATGTATCAACGCCAGCAAGATCACACTACCCAAATCGCGGTGTTGAGAACTGAGACCGATATGGCGAGACAGTCGCATGATCGTGAAATTGCCGACATCAAGGATAAACTCGATAAGATTCTTGAGAAGCTGGACGACAAAGCAGATAAGCCCTAATGCTTTCGATCACTGATCTCATTGCCGGAATCTTTAAGCCTGCCGCAGAGCTCATTGATGAATTGCATACCTCTGACGATGAAAGGCTACAGGCAAAAACCCACCTTTTAGATGTCCAGGCTGCGGCTATGCAGCGGGTCTTTGATTACGAATCACAAGCACTTCAAGCCAAAGCCAGTATTGTCCAGGCAGAGGCTCAATCTGAGCATTGGATAACAGCCACTTGGCGACCAATTACCATGCTGACCTTTTTAACCCTAGCAGTCGGCGACTCAATGGGTTGGCTTCCGAATCCTTTGCGGGATGAGGCGTGGATGCTTTTACAAATCGGACTCGGGGGCTATTTGGTCGCCAGGTCTGGTGAGAAAATCGTCAACACTGTCAAGAAGGCACAATGAAATCCTACTTTACTGATGCGGAGCTATCTTGCTCCTGCTGTGGCTTGTATTACTTTTCCCCTGAATTTCTCTATATGCTCAACGTCATCCGTAGCGAGTGCGGATTTGCCCTACCTGTCACTTCAGGCTACAGGTGTCCTAAGCACCCCGTAGAAGCCCGTAAAACGCTCCCTGGGGCGCATTCCCGAGGGCTAGCCGTAGACATAGGGGTAAGCCACGAACGCGCTCACAGGCTCTTAGAGGTGGCTCTGGCGCAGGGTGTGCCGCGTATTGGCATCCAGCAGAAGGGCGAAGACCGTTTTATTCACCTGGACATCGATAGCTCGCTGCCAACCCCAATGGTTTGGTCTTACTGACCCTCTTATAACCATAAAGTCTAACCACAACTAATCAGTTCAGCCTATACTCCGCTTGTCGGGCCGGCGCCCTTGGGTTCGGGGGTTAAGCTTCAGTGCGATTATTTCCTTTGCGACACAGAAGATGCTGGTTTTGCACATGGTTTACGGCATCCCTAGCGACAAAATTGCCGTTTCATTCACGGGGAGGTGAAGCATGAATATGACTATTGATGAGGTGCTGGCTTATCTTGATGAGTTTCATCCTGATTGGCGCTCTCACTGGTTACATCGCAGGGGTACAGACGATTTTGCTATGGAAGCGATAGCCCTTAACTTTTTTAAATACAATCCATCTTGGATGGATGATGTGGTGCCGCCTATTATTTCTCACCAGTTGGAATGGCTTGTTACGGTATTTGATCCGCTAGTCTTAGATCATCTTAGAGACCTGACAAAGAATGCTATTTTTGAGTACATCAGCAATCAAGCTCATAAGTTTTTTTTAGATAAAGAGGTGGAGTGCATTGCATATGGCTAAAACAAAAGAAGGGATCGTTAATATTCATGGGAAAGAGTACAAAACTGTTGCTCTTAGGGTAATGCAGTTCCGGGAGGTCTGCCCAGACTGGTCAATTGTGACTGAGTTGGTGTCTGAGACCGATGACAAGGTCATTATGAAAGCATTAATCAGTCACTTAGGCGTTGTGCTCGGTACTGGCTACGCGGAAGAGGTAAGATCCGCATCCCGAATAAATAAGACTTCTGCCTTGGAGAATGCAGAAACCTCTGCCATTGGTCGCGCTCTTGCGGCCTGTGGTTACGGAGGGACTGAGTATGCCAGTGCGGACGAGGTGGCAAACGCCATCAGCAATCAAGCTATCAATGAAGAGGTGGAAAAGAAGCTTTTGTCATATGAGCAGCGTGGTAAGCAGCTTGCTAATCACCTGAATGCAATAAGAGAGAATTGGTCATCTGTGACTGCCATCAAAGAAGGCATACAGAATGACGACTCTACTTGGGTCGCAGAGTGCTTCATGGAGCTCGATAACGACACCAGGGAGGCGCTGTTTGGCTTGGCGCCCACGAAAGGTGGGGTATTTACCACGCACGAAAGAAGCTACTTAAAATCAGATGAAATGAACGCAGCACGAAAGGAGGTTGCAAATGGAGTATGACAACACGAACCGCGGGGTCCTTTTTCGTAACAACCGCAAGGAAAAAGACACTCATCCAGACTTCACGGGGTCAATTAACATCGAGGGCGAGGATCGATGGTTGGACGCCTGGGTCCGAGAGTCTAAGGACGGCAAGAAGTTCTTTAGCATCAGTTCTCGGGCCAAGCAGGGCGACCCGAGCAGTTCCGGTGCCAGGCCGAGGCAAGCAGAAACAATTGAATCTTCTGAAGACATTCCGTTTTAAGGGGGTGTGATGACCATTGATTGCGGGAGTCGTTTGCGCCAATTGCAGTTAGACCGCAAGGTTTCCAGCGTAGAGCTTGCCAGGAGGCTTGGTGTGCCGCCGCAGCAGCTTGTTCGCTGGAGGCAGACGGCTAACCTAAAAATCCACACAATTCAGCGCATATGCGAAGCGCTGGGCATAAAGGTTTCCATCTTCTTGGAGGAGTAAAAAAGGCCCCCGGGTACGGGGGCAATCCACGGGGGGTGGAAGTGGTTTGGTATTTTATCACATCTTCGGAGTTAAAGTATGGATGCTGAAAAGCTTTTGAGCAGGCTAGAAAAATCAAGACAAATTGGAAAGGGGCGTTGGGTGGCGGTTTGCCCCGCGCATAACGATAGGACGCCAAGCCTGCACGTTACTGAAAAAACAGATCGAATATTAATTCATTGTAAGGCAGGGTGTGGCGCCACCGAAATCCTGGATGCGGTCAATCTCGATTACGGGGTTCTACAACCAGAAGACGACTATCGGAGCGAGTCTCGCCGACGCATATCACAGGATACCGTTGATGACTTTGTGATCGAGCTTTGGGAGCACGACAGAGCTAGGGGTAGGCTGGCCACCCCTGAGGACAAAAAGCGCTTTAGAGAGGCTTTGAGTCGGTCAGGGAAGGCCAATGGAGCGGTTTCTAAGATTATTGAGGAGGCAAGCAAGCCTCTACCTAGTCAAAAACAAACAAATCAGATTACAGAAAAGGACGTTGCCGGGCTTCTCACCGAAACTGCATTTTACCTAAATTCTCTATGAGTATTGCTGCGATAAACTGGGCGCTCAATTGCGTTAGCGGGATCACAAGCACGCAGAAGGCGATACTCATTGCCCTTGCCGATAGAGCCAACGAGGAAAATAAGTGCTGGCCGTCCTACGAGGACATCTGCGAGCGTAGCTGTGCGAATCGTAAGAGCGTTGTGTCGGCGCTCAAGAAATTAGAGGAGTTGGGTCTGATTCAAAAGACCCGGCGATACTCTAAGTCAACTGTCTACGAGCTACTCATTAGTACCGATATGGGGTCTATCTCCAGAAGTACCAATATGGGGTCGATTGAAAAGCCCAATATAGGGCATAACGATCGGCCCAATATAGGTACTCTAACCATCAATGAACCATCAAAAGAACTACCATGTGAATCAAATGAGCCAGCTTGGGTATTTAGGTGGCTAGAGTTTTGGACTAAATATCCATCCAGTAAGAACAAGAAAAAGAGCGAAGTCGCATTCAAGAACCTATCTGCGAAAGACCAGAAAGCAGCGATAGCAGCATTGTCTTGGTACGAGTTCAGCAGTGATAAGAAATACATCCCAATGGCGTCTACTTGGATTAATGGGAGGCGCTGGGAGGATGAAGACGGGGAAGCAGGGCAAACAATACGCGAGGTGGAATGGTGATACAGGAAAGACGATTCGATTTTACTGACAAAGACTTGCAGGCGATCTTCGCTAAAAGCGAGGCCGCCGATGTCATAGGCATTGATTCATTTGAGGACAAGTTCCTCGCCAGAATAAGGGGTGGCGCTGGCATGAGCGGATTCACCCTGCCTTGGCCGGATACTCATCACCAGGTCAGGATGCAAACCGGCGCGGTTAGTCTTTGGTGCGGCATCAACGGCCACAAAAAGAGTACGTGTATTTCACAGGTTGCCCTGCACATTGCCCGGGATGTTCAGGTAGGTATCGCAAGTTTCGAGATGAAGCTAGAGGACCAGGCTTTTATGATGTGCAAACAGGCCGCCGCGTCAGACAGCGTTGCGGAGTCTTATGCTCGGCGGTTTTCTGAGTGGGTGCATGATCGAGTCTGCTGGTATAGGGCCTTGGGTGGCGTGCAGCCTCTAGAGGCCTTAGGCGCGATAGCGGCGATGGCTGATCGGGGATGCAAGTTTATCGTGGTTGATAATTTGCAGTTCTGCGGGGTTACGGACGACATCGAGAGAGAGCGGCTATTCTGCAATCAATTGATAGGCATGGCCGAAGCCAAAGATATCCATATTGCGGTGGTTCATCACGTCAGAAAGCCCCAATCAGGGGGAGATGAGTATCTGCCAACGAGGTTTGATGTACGGGGAGGTGGTACGATTGTGGACTAGGCGCATATGCTGTTTATATGCTGGCACAACAAGAAGCGAGCGCGACTGGTTGAGGCACTGGAGCTCGGATTTACTCCTAACGAAAAAGAGCAAAAGCTTTTAGATGAGCCAGATTTCAAGCTGGTTGTTGCAAAGCAGCGCCATGCGCCCTTCGAAGGCACGTTCAAGCTCTGGGAGGGTAAAGGGCAAACCTTTAAGAAGAGAAAAGATTCTCGTCCGGTTATTTTGGAGGAAATTTGATTATGAGTAGTTTCGACATCCAGGTTGGAGGCGATCATTATAAAAATATGGCGATTGGTCCATTGGAATATGCTCTGGCCAACAATCTAGGGCCGTGTGAACACGCTATCGTGAAATATGTTTCTCGGTGGGAGGATAAAGGGGGTATACAGGACTTACGGAAAGCCAGGCATTACCTCGATATTTTGATTGAAATGAATATATCGGAAAGCGCATGAAAAGCGAGTTTTGGCTGATTAAAACAAGGGATGAAATTAAAGAGCGGATTGAGTTCTTTAAGAAATTTCTTGATGAAGAGTGGGACTGGAGCTATCCGGTAAAATGGAAGGTATCGAGATACACTTCAGCTAGAAGCGTGTCTCAAAACAACCTCTTTCATATGTGGTGCGCTGAGATGGCGATCGCCTTCACTGAGCGGGGCTATCAAGTAAATGAAGAAGAAATGAAAATGCTGATAAAATATAAGTTTCTCGGAACAGAAGACGTTTTTATAGGGAACACAGAAATCCCGGCTCAAGTAAGAGCTACTAGAAAACTGTCTCCTGGAGAAATGATGGATTTTATGGACCAGATTCAATCATGGGCATTAGATCACGGGGTTTACCTGACTTGCCCGTCAGATTCCGAGTTTATGAAATTGAAAGGGGGTTAGTGTGGATCATCCACTACTACAGTTTTGCCAAACACAAGAGCAAGCAGATGCAGTCACGCTGATTGAGATTGAGGGTCTTAGCCAAAGAGAAGCCGCGTTAAAACTAGGAATCTGTAGAACAGCGTTGAGAGATAGGCTGACAGTTGTTAAAAACAAGGCTGCAAAAAGAGGCTACAGTCCAAGTAATGACTGGAACCACCCAGTGCCAGACGGCCATA